GGCCATGCACTCGTGAAAGGTGATGTCGTGTTTGTTGCAATAGTCCTCGATGATCACGAACGGGATTTTGGCCGCGTGCTTCATTTCCGACCCACCATGCATCCCGGCGTTGTGCAGGGACTTGGTGTAGTCGGCGATGGGCGTGCAGTCCTGCGTGCGCTCGACTGTCATCTTCCCATCGTGGAAATGAAATTTCGTTTCGAGGTCGAGCATCATGCGTTCTCCACCGGAGAAACCTGCACAACACCCGCAGCAGTCACTTGAATGGCGGAGATCGACTTCAGCCCGCAGACGGCCAAGATGACGGCGTCACCTGGCTGAACCAGCAGGTCTGTCGTTACTGCAGTAGGCGTGCCGTTGCCGATTCGCACATACGCGGCGGCCGTAGCGGCGACACGGATGTATTTTGGCACCGCATTACCCATATCGAAGGGAATGGTGGCGCTGGCCGATACGCCAGACGTGGTGATAGACACACCGGTCGACGTCACCGTGATGGCGTTTTCGAAGGTATTGCTCATGAGCGAGCTCCAAAGAAAAACGCCCCGAAGGGCGTCTAGTCAGGCGGCGTTGGTTTAGGCCGGGTTCAGATGAAGGCTGAGAGCACCAACGGCGGATGTTGCGGTGCCGGTCAGGTCGAAGCAGATCGAATCGCCAGCAGCGAGCAACAGGTCGCTTGCCGTGGTCGAGAGCGTCAATGCCTGCTGGGTATTCACGGTGCCGACCAGGTTGAAACTACCGGTATGCAGCGCTGTGCCAGAGGTGATGGCTGTTCCGCTCGCCACCTTGCGAATGGTCGCGGTGCAAGCACCACCAGTACCCGCCACATCAACCCGGCCACGAATGGCCTTGACGACGTAAGGGCGGTCAGCGGTGAACATGGTGCAATCAACGATTGAAGCGGTGTAGTTCAGCGTGACGGGGAGGAATCCACCGTCGCCACCCGCCGTACCCTCGATGCCGAACGAGCCGTCGGCATTCTGTCTGAGCATGGGCATGTCAAATTCTCCACAAAGAAAAGGGGAGCCGAAGCTCCCCTTGGGTGATTGCCTTATGTTCAGGCGACGTCGTAGATCGCACCGTTCGCCTTGGGCGCACGGCATTCGACGGTCCACTCGACTTTCAGCATGCGCTTCTCGGCATCACCGGTTTTGGCCAGTTCGTCGGTGCTGAATGGGCGCAGGTAGCTGATCGCCCACTTGTCTGCCTGGAGCACGAACACGTCGTTCGCGTCCTGGAAGCGAGAAGGGATCGCCTTCAGCTCACCGAAGTCCGACACGTACACGTCGACCGAGGCGAACAGCTTGGCGTCTTCGCTCTTGTCGAAGCGGGTAGCGTTACCGGTGAAGGTACTGAAGGTCTGCTTGGCACCAGGTGGCAGCAGGATCGAGTCAGGATCACCGCCAGCCGTGAAGCACTTCTGCAGCACGTCCTTGAGGCGAGCCTCGGTGAACGCGATTGCAGTGCCCTTGGTACGACCGGTGTTGGCGGTGTACGACGCCAGGGTGCCGCCATTGCGGTTCACGTTGTCCACGACCCAGCCGACCAGGCCGCGAGATTGGCGCGGAGCAGTAGCCAGCACATCGAGCTGAGTGGCAGAGGTCTCCATGTCGCGGCGCAGTTCCAGCGAGGCCAGGCTGAGCTGGTAGGCCAGTTCATCCTTGCGGCCTGCAGGGTTCATGCCTTGCTGGGTGCCGGACACGATCACGGTTTTGGTCGAGATCTGGGTGCGGTTGTTCAGGCGCACGGTCGGCGTAACGGTCTTGGCGGCCGCGTCGTCACCTTCAGCCTGGGCGTTGTTGCTCACGGCAGACGCCAAGTCCTGGGTTTGCCATTCGTGCAGGGTGTTGGACGCCTTGCCCTTGGCTGCCAGCGAGATGAACGGCGTGGCAGTCGGGGAAATGCGGTAGATGGTGTCGGTCAGGTCCTCACGGTTGCCGATGGCGGCCGTGGTGAGGAAAGTGCCACTAGGTGCGGTCATGATGTTGCTCCGGAATTAATCAAGGAATTGGCGAAATACTTGAGCGCCCGTCTCGACAGTCCCATTGCGCTCATGCCGTTTCGCGGCAGTAGTGCGGCCATCGGGAGCGCCGTTCGACGTAACGCCTGGCTTGACCACCCGCTGCGGGGCTTCTTGGACCTTCTTGGCTTGCACATTGGCTTTGGCCATTAGTTGGTCGTAGAGCATCGCCTTGCGTGCAACGAGCACGTGGCGGTGGTCGGCAATGGACGAAATGTCCTCAGCCTCGAACCCCTGCTCTTGCAGGAACTTCGAGATAGCGGTTTTTTCGGCTGCAGCCTTGGCATCGTCTTTCCAGTCCGGGAGCTTGGCGAGGAGGTTGTCCTGCTGCTCGGCCAGGTAACTTTGGTGGGCTTGTGCCTGTTCGTGCTGGAACTGCTGGGCGAGTTTTTGGCGTTCCTGAGCGTTTTGCTGATACAGCGCTTGTCTCTGTTGAAAGAGTTGCTGCTGCTTCAGGTACTCCACCGGATCTGACTCGATCAGTGCGTTCCAGTCGATTTGACTTTGTTGTTCAAGGGCGCCTTCGAGCTGAGCAGCCATGCGTTCGAGCTTGGAGTGGTACTCCTGACGCTCTTGCTGGGCCTGCTGGACGACGGCATCTGCGGTCTTGCGTTGCTCGGCGGCCTCCATCGTCTTCTTGGTGTAGTCAGACTGACGCTGGTAGCCATTCAACAGCTCGCTCAGGGGAACCTGAACCTCCTTGCCATCAATCTTGACGGTGAAGGTTTGCGCCTCTTCCTCGGACTCGCCGGGTTCTGCTTCTTCCTCCAGCTCAGCCTCGACTTCAGGCTCAACCGGTTGTTCTGGGTGTTCTTCAGTGCCTTCTGGCTGCTCGGTAGCAACAGGCGGGTCAAGCAACGCAGCAAACGCCATCGCGCCGCCATTGACGTCAAGCGCGCCGCCGCCACTGTCGCCGCCGGCTTCGTTCATGAGGAAATGGCCGAGTGCGCGGTGAATAAACATGCTCATTGATTGTCCCTCGAGGGATTCATTTGCGAATGATTACGGATTGGCCAGTGAGGTAGGCCCTCAGAACCGCAAGATCTCTTTGGCGCGGTCCGCGAGTGTTTTCTTGTGCTGCAACTCCAGATCCGCCAACTTGCCCGTCTCCAGGCTGTGCGTGATCGTGGCCTTCAACTTGGTCAGCAACTGGAGCGACAGATAGATCTTCTCCCTGCCCTCCGCGTCTCTTGCTGGAGAGGTTCGCCATGCTTCGGTCAACTCCTGCTCAATACCTTCAAATGCCCAGATGAACGCCTCGTTTTCGAGGCACTCCTTGGCCCGGTTGCCCTCGTAGATCCGCTCTTCAAGCGTTGCCATTCGGCGCCTCTTTGGTGGCTGCACTGGTCTGCGCGTTGCTCATGCTGGTGTGGGCCTGAATCTGCGCCACCAGCACCTTGGTTTCGTTGTCTGCCACGGTCTTCCACTGGTTGAACTCGAGCTGCATGCGGAGCTGCTCGGTCTTCTGCTGCTCTTTGAGCGCATCCAGTTGGGCCTGCTGCTGACTCTCCAGCGTCTTCTGGTCGGCCTCGACCTGCTGGCGATTGGCATCGACTTGGGCCTGCATCTGCATGCGCGCCTGCTCAAGCTGAAGCTCGTGATCGCGTTTGGCCTGATCGAGCTGAGCGTTATGCTGCAACTCCATCTGCTTGAGCTGAGTGCTCGACTGCAGCTTGGCCTGCTCGATCTGCATCTGCGCCTGAGCCTTCATCTGCTCAGGATCAGGCTTGTCCTGCTGCTGGTTCTTCGAGGGATCGGTGAAGAACTTGTCGGCATTCTTGAAGCCGAGCTGCTTGGAGAGCTCGGTAGCCGCGTGGTAGATGTTGTCCGGGGTCGCAATGCCAATCTCCAAGCCTTGCGCCTGTACTTGGCCCAGCATGGTCAGGTGCTGGATCTTCTGGTCCTTGTTGCCCATGCCAATGCCGACGTTGATGCACACGTCGAACTGGTTGCTCCACTCGCGGGGATCTATCGGCACCCAGCCACCGGTCAGCTTGACGATCTGTTCTTTCTGCTGGTACTGGCAGACCAGCTTCAGGATCAGCTTGAACAGGTCGACATAGCCCTCGGAGAAGTTGCGAGCGATCAGATCGAGGCGCATGTCGGCGCGGTTGGTGATGACGTTCACGCCGGTAGCGGTATCGTTCAGCGAGCCGCTGTCATTACCTTGGCTGTAGCGCGTCCAGCCGGTCTTGTTCTCCAAGTCCTGCTGCATGTACTCCATCATCTGCATGGAGTTGCCAATGTCTGGTGCGCCCTGATCGAGACGGCCGACAGCCATGTTGTCCTTGACTCGAACAACGCCGCCCGGGCGCGAGGTCAGCAGGTCGTCAAGATTGACCTTGCCCTCGACCGCGAAGTACCGGCCATTCACGGCCAGATACATGTTGTCGAGCTGGGCGCGCAGAATGCTGGTCTTGGTCTTCTGGCTTTCCATCGCCAGATCAGCCACCGACAGCCCGAAGAACTGGTGTGGCAGCGGTACAGGGGTGATCGACACAAACGGAATGGCGTCGACTGGCTCGTTGTCCAGCAGCGTGTTGCCGGCCATCGTGACCTTGCGCAGCTCGGCAATGCCGTCGCCGTCGAAGTCGCAGCGGATGTAGGCCTCGACGACCCAGATTAGGTCTTGGCTCTTGTCGCCATCACCGTTGTCATCGGCATAGGCGTTCTCGTCGTTGTAGCTCAGGCGCTGGACGCGCTCGGAGTTGACCGCCTGATCGCCGTCCTGCGAGGTCAGATCATCCACGTTCTTGTAGCCCATGGATTTCAGTTCAGACCGCGAGCGCTGTAGCCTGTGAGCTACGAGCGAGGATGTCTCGATATCCTTGGCGTTGCGTGATATCAGGAACTCTTCAGGCGGCACGTTCTCGATGCACACCTTACCCTCGGTCTTGGTGCGCTTGCAGACGACGTCGTAGACCAGCTTTGGCGGCTGAGCCTGGATCATCTGGATTTGCTGCATGACCTGAGGCCCGGACTGCGGTTGAGCCTGAGCCTGCTGTGTCAGTTGGGCTATCGCCTGCTGACGCTGTTCTTGGTCATCCTCGTCTACAGACGTGGAGTGTTCGGTGATCTTGACATCGTCGTCTTCCATCAGCTGAGTCAGCTCGACTTCCGACAGGCCGCGGTACTCCTCGCGAGTTTCCTCGTTGCGAGTGTCCCACCAGACCTTGACGATGCCGTTCTTCTGAAGCAGCGCATCCTTCATCCAGGTGTAAGCGATGCGGTGGCCGTTGTTCTTCTTGTAGAAGAGGTAGTTGACGTATTCAGTCGCCTGCTCGGCCTTCTGCTCGTCGCCGGGCTTGGTCGCCTCGAACTCAGCCACAGTGTCGGAACCCACGAACGTGACCATCAGCTGGGGCATCATCGACTCAATGGTGTCGCGCACGTCGGTAGAGACCACAGACGAGCGACCCTCGACCTCAGGCGGCGCCAAATCACCCACTGCCATGCCGAGGTAGTAGTACATCGACTTCTGCCGCGCCTGGCTCAGCTTGGACGATGAATACCCAAGCGACTGGCGCATCTCGGCCTCAACCAAGGCCTTAAGTTCGTCCTCGGTCAGACCCTTAGTCATTTCGTGCCCTTATGCGTTGTTGAGCTTTGGATAATTGAGGGGTTGCGATTCTTTCGGCTCTTCCCAGATGACGCAGACCAGGCCGAAAGCGTCGGCACTGTGGCTTGACCAGTCATGTTCTGGCCCGAGACCAATATCGCGCTGCTCATCCCACTTCTCTCGATACCAGCCGAGAGCGGCGAGACCGTCTTCTGTGGTTTCCTCGTGGAAACGGATCTGAGGAAACAGGGCGCGGGCGCGCTCTACGCGCATCATTGCGGCCCCCTTGCCTTGGTTTGGGATCACCGTTACGTCGTACCCAGCATCAGTCAGGGCTGACTCGTAGGACACGTCGTAGACCTTGTCCTGTGTCGAGCCATCGTGAGGCAGATAGAACTGCGCGCGCCCAGGGACGTACCCATTCAGGCGGCACCATACTAGGTGCGCGTCGATGGGCTGGCCTGAAACCTCGTAATGGTTAACAAGCCGGATCTCCATACCGATGAACTGAACAGCCCAGATGACGAAGTTGTCTGCCTTGGCGCCAGTCCCGCCGATGTCGCAGACCAAGCGGATAGTCATCAGCGGATCTGCAGGGAAGAAGCCAATGCGGCCCTCTTCTTTCACCTTGATCAGATGCTTGGCGAAATAGGCACCTTTGAGCGCTGTCACGTAAGCACCATCCCAAATATGCGGGTATTGCTCTGGCTGCTCTTTGAGATCGCGTTGACGATCTCGCTCAAGCTTTGCCGGGAACTGCGTGTTGTCTTTCCAGTTGAGCTGGACAACCTTAATCAGGCTGTCTTTGATGAAGCGGAATCGCTTTTCAACCGGTGCCTTCTTGCGCTTCGGGTTCCAGGTGACCCAAAGCTCAGCGTTCCAGTCTTCACCCTCTTCGCGAAGCGTGGGGATCAGCGTTGTCCATGCCTCATCAGTGACCGGCTCGGCTTCGTCAACCCAGCAGATCAGGATGCGACCTTTCGACTTGATCGAGGCGATGTTGCGGTCGAGACCGGCGAACGCGAACCAGATGCGCTTGTCGCGACTTCTGATGTACGTGTCGCCGATCTCGTAATAGGCCTTTAGGAATGGCTCCTCTTCGATAGCCCGAACACACTCCTCGAAGGAAGAGTCGGCCAGCGAGTTCATGAACTGGCGACCACAGAGCAGAATCCCTTTAACCCCCTGCTTTCCATACATGTAGCCGCGAACTGCGAGCATTGTGGCGAAACTGCGTGTCTTGCCTGAGCCGCGACCGCCGAACGCGCCACGAACGTCAGCCGCACCCTGGAACACTGGAATCAGTTTCTCAGGGATCTTGAGTTGAGCGACCGCCATTACATCGCGACCAGTTCAATTCTCGTTACTGTGTCGCCTTTGTCACCCTCGCCATTGTCGTCGCCGAGGTTGTAAGCCTGGCGCTCGCCCTTGATGACCTTGAGCTGAGCATCGACGCCAGCGTTCAAGGCCCGGGAGAAGTCGCCCATGTTCTCTTCGTCAACCACCACGCTGCTCAGTGCAACACGCAGCTTGTTGGCGATCGCTCTCCAGTGACCGAGATCAACACGGTGAGCCAGTACAACAGAGGCCGCCTCATCAGCAGCCTCTTCAACTATCTCGGAGTCTTCACGCAGCGTGGCGTCAGTGCGTGAAGCATTGCGTGAAAGCTTGCCATTGGTTGCAGCGCGGACTTGTTCAGTGAGGTCGCGCAACCAGCCATACTTCTTGGCTCGACTGCGGATCGTTCCCTCGTTGGTGCCGTACTTCTCTGCAATACCACGCAGTGAAAGCGAGCCGGCCCGATAGGCGCTTTCGATCGCCTCCCAATCGGGCTTGGCTGTCATGTTGGAGTCCTTCAGTTATTCGATCTCGCGGTAGCGAGTGAGCTGCTTGACCTGAGCGCGAATGACCTCTTCGTCAACCTCAAGCCCAGCCATGTAGGCGAATGCGTAGACTGCACGGACGTAGGCTCTGAACCACCACGGCAGATAAGCGCGAACCTTGATCTGGCGTGTCATGTCACGCAGCCGGAGGATCTTGCTTGATGATGCGACCGAGGATCACGGCTGCACCAAGGAATGCGTTTACAGTGGCAAACACACCTGGGGACACAACACCTTGCAGCGCGGGCCAGTAGGTAGCTGCAGCGTTCAACGCGACGAGGATCGCGGCAATCTGCACGCTGTACATCTTCCAGAGCTGCTGCCATTGGGGAATGAGGTTCATGTGCGCTCCGAGTTACTGCGGCGTGATGCTGTTGGTGATGGTCTTCTTCAGGTCAGTCAGGTCAGTGGCAAGCTGCGCCAAGTCCTTATCCTTGCGATTCTCGGCCCACTTGAACCAGGCGCGGACCAATACCCATGCAGGAAGGCCGCAGACGAAGATGATGCCGCCGATCGCAATCAGGCCGATGTCGTCATGGGCCCAGACGCCAAGATTGAACCAGCGCACCACGAAGGCGCCGCCGCAGATACTGGAGACGGTAGTGCTGATCATGGCGACGACGAATTCTCGAACTGTCTTCGGGAGCGTCATGGCCATCACGACGATTGCTGCGAGTACAGCCACGAAACCGAAGGCTCCGAGCTTGTAGAGCGCGATACCACCAAATGCGGTCAACGGTCCGGGCTCTGACATGGCTTGCGATCTCATAGGCGCCTCGTGGGTCTCGGCGTTGGGGAATAAAAAGGGCCGTGGTGAGCGGCCAAGCGCTGGAGGGGCAGCGATGAATTCTGGGCATAAAAAAGCCCAGCGCGATGGCTGGGCTCTACCGAACGATTTGTGCTTCTGCGAGAGGCTGTTCGGATTTCAATTGTTTGAAGCGGTAAAACCGCATACTGGAAAGGAATATACCCCAAACCGTCCGGACGATTCAAGCAGCTTCGGTGAGCCTGTCATCGATAATCGCCTCTACCCACAACTCAGCTGACTTGACCAGAGACTCGGCGCGAGGCTTTGAAACATCGATCTTCCTTCCAATGGCGCTGTAGCTGATCTCCCATGAGTAGCGGTAGATGAGCGCATCGCCCATTTTGGCGTTCTTGTGCCGCAATCTGGCCACGATCCCGTCAATCAACATGCATAGGTCTTCGCTGATCATGGCTGTGGGGCCACTGGAGTGCTGCTCAACGTTGTCGCGCATCAACGCATAGTGTGGTGACACGTATCGCGGAATGCCGTCGCCGTAACGCAGCCAGATGCCCCACTGAGAGAGGAGATAGAAGATATCGAGTGCTTTCATGCTGCCACCTCTTTCAACATGGACGGATGTACGGTGTGGCGGGCCACCTCACCATGCTCGCGGTGCAGGACGATGGCCTTCATGTTCTGGCGCGATCTCCAACCACCGGCAGTGGCGTAGCTATCGTTCGGCGCCAGGGTGTTGAACGACTCGACGGTGCAGCCCGGGTATTCCTTCTTCGTCTCGTGGTGGATGTGGCCAGTCCACCAGTAGCGGTGCAGGGTTTCGCCCCAGTCCTTGGCGCGGTCAGTTGCCATGACACCCGGCAGTTTGTCGGCCTTGCTGGTGTGTCCGTGGTGCATACCGATGAGGTTCTTGCCCCAGCGGTAGTAGCTGAAGACGCTCGGCGAGGTTTCGACGGTGACGCGCGGCTCGTTGGCGTACAGGTGGGCGAACAGGCGACTCAACCAGACGGCGCCGGTTTCGTCGTGGTTGCCGATGACGTGGACCACATGCACGAACTTGTGCTTGGTCAATGCCGACTCGACGCACTGGCGCATCGCGAGAATGAGAATGTCGACCATCTTCGCGTAGCGGCTGTCTGCATCCAGGTGGTGGCCACTGCGCGGGGTGATGGCTGCCATGGAGTCGTAATGGCAAGCGTCACCGAGATTGATTATCAACGCCGTCTCGGTCGGTGGCGCGGACTCAACCAGTGAAGCCATGGCCGCGCAGTGCACGCGCTCGGCGATGCTCAGGTCCCAGTCCTCCCCACACTCGGCGGCCCAGATGTACTCCCCGAAGTGCGGATCGCCGATTGGGTAGGCCGTCATCAAGTCCGGCAGGTACTCACCAGCGAATGGGCGCGCTGGTACGTGCGGCAAGTCCTTCACCGCCGCTTCACACGAGGCCTCAATGAGGGCCTGTAATGCTTCGCCGTCGGTGTTTGTCTTGACCCAGGACAGCAGCGGCTCCGTCTCACCGCGGCGCATGAGCTGGGACGTACCCTTGATCTTCAGGAACGGTGGCAGCTTCGTCTCGATGTGCATTTCCGGGATATGCCCCTTCAGCGCCATCCGTGCCTTGCGCTTCTGCAAGCTGCGGACATTGAGCCCGAGGTACTCGGCAGCCTTGACGACCCCCATAGTCTTAAACGCTTCGATGATCTGCTCGTCAGTGACTTTGCGTTCGGCCATTATTTGCGCTCCGCGAGTGCTTCAGCCTTGAGGGCGGCATAGGCCACGCAGTCTTCGGCGGAGTCAGCGTGATACTCCGGTCGCTGCCACTGGCGGACGTCCTTGAGGATCTGGAGCAATAACCAACCTTCAGCTTCGCTGATCAGTTGGCCTGTAATGGTGTTGAACGCCGACACAGCAGTGCCCATGCTGCGCTCGCCTTCCGGCTTGTCGTACTGCTTGCCCCGTTCCAGCATAAGAGCCTGGGCCTTACCGAGAAATTCGTGAGCCTTCATGCGAACATCTCCTGATGAATCAATATTCCGAAAAAACAGGCCATGTAGAGGAAGCTGACAACACAGGCGATGCACATCCAAAGATCAAACTTCATGCCGCCTTCCCCCTGGTCAATTCAAAATGGTCGATGCATGCAGCCTTGGCCTTCTCGTAGTCCATGCCTGAATGCAGAATCTTTCCTGACGGCAGGCGCGCGACGTAAGCCATGTCCTTTTTTGCGTTCATCACGTATTTGCAGATCATGTATCCGCTGTCGGAGATGAGCCGCCACTCGGTGTCTTTCTTCCATTTCATGGCTTCACCTTCCGAATGCCAGCGGTTTTTACCCAGCGACGGACATACAGTTCGCAGCCACTCGTCAAACAGACGCCATTGGCAAACCCTGTATGCGTCTTTGGAGTGCCGCAGCCGCAGTTGCACTTCGGCTTGCGCCCAGCGCGCTTGGGACGCAACTCCATATACCGGATATGCTCAGCAAGACCGCCAACCTGACCCCATCCAGCGGTGCCGCCACGCATCGCCGCAGAGCGTGCGGTGTTAGAGAGATTGTTCAGATCCGTCATGGCTTCGCCCTCACCGTTGTGGCCAGACCCTGAAGATCCTTCGCCATGCAGTCGCGCTTCCACTTGGGCCATTTGGCTACGAGCTCGGCGCAGGCCTGGCAGTGCTCGCGGAGGGTGAGCTGCTTCGTTGGCTTGCTCATCGCACACCCCGCGCAATCCGGTCCCGGCGCAGCAGGCGGCGGCAGGACTCAATGAAGCCCCCAGATAGAACCAGGAGGAAGGCGAGCCACAGATGGATCAGGATGTCGCTTGGAATGGTGATCATCATGCTGCCCTCTTGAGTTCACGGGTCTTGGCGCGGTATTCAGCGGTGATGGCTTTCAGTTCATCCACGGTGTACTTGCGGGGTTCGTGATCGGCTTCCAGTGCTTCGACTGCTTCCAAGCCGATGCGGGCGATCAAGCCAGTGCGGAAGCCCTGCGAAACCGTCTCGCCTTTGCGGGCGTGCATGTAGGAGCCCGAGTTACAGCCTTTGCACTGCAACCAGATGTTGGTCGGTACCAGGCGCAGTTCTGGGCGGGCACCCTTTCCGAGGAAGTGACCCGCATCGAACGCGCCGCCAGTCTTCCAACCCTGCGCGGACAGAATCGACTCCTGCGACTCCCCACAGCTGATGCAGCCGCTGCCAATGCTCAGCTCGTAGGTTCGGCGGTAGTCGCGGACGGCCTTCTCTGCCTCATGCAGGAACTCCGAACGCGATTTCAGCTTCTCCTTGCGCACCTTGATCTCGGCGCGCTCGACCTGGGAGAGAGCCTTGCGAGCCTTCTCCTGATTCTTCGGGGCATCCAGAATCGCGCAGGCCGGGCTGCACACTGCCTGACCGAGACGCGACGGGACGAATGAGGCCCCGCAGATTTCGACACGGCATTTCTTGGCACGTGGTGGTTTCGCTGGCAGGCTCATGCCGACACCTCCCGCGACTTCTGCTGTTCAGGCTGGTGATCGCCAAGAGGCATCAGGTGGCGCGGCTCATGGACGCCGAAGCCCAGATAAACCAATTCGCCTTCAAGCACGGCGGCCAGGCCATCTCCGACCATCGTCCAGCATGGAACATCAGCGTGACGATAAACCTCGCCGTTCGGGGCCACGAAGATGTCGCCGTCAACAACAAACTCGCGCAGCTCGCACTGTTTTCCGATGTTCTGGGTAAGGGAGTTGGCGCCCACAATCATCACAGTGTCACCGCTCTTGAACTGGCTCATGCGGCCTCCTTGAACGCTTCGAACTCGGCCATTTCGGTCAGGCGCTCTTCGGTGAGTGACGGCCAGTCATGCAGCACCAGGTACGCGCAGCACTGGCGCCAGAAGTCTTGGAAGACCTCTTCACCCATCGAGTCGTAGGAAAGGCTGCGCGGCGTCTTACGGGTGAGCTGGCCAAGACCGGGAATGTCGAACTGCTCCTCGTCGCAGCACACACCTGACTCCAGTTGCAGGGCCTTGATGGCGTCGTGAGACTGCTTGCCAGTGAATCGGTCGATGTTCTGGCTCAGCACCCGGCCAAGACCATGAACCAAGCCATTGAATCGTGGGTTGCGCGGTTGCTTGAGGTCGGCGCGGATCTTCGTGTTGATCTTGAAGTCCCGCTCACGGAGGATCGACCGGTCAGCGTCGGAGGACGGAACGAAGGCGGCGACCTCCTTGCCGGTGGCCGGATCAACGAGACGGCGCAGGACCAGATAGACAGGCATTGGGCGTGGTTTGGATGGGCTAGCCACGGCGCACCCCCTGAGCTTTCAACTCGGCCCGATCACCACCCTCCTTGCAGAGCTTCACGCCATCCACAGCCTTGCGGCGTGCCTCGGGGATATCCTCATTGCAGTCTTCGCACTCAGTGGCGCTGATGCCGGTGTAACGGGGGATCTGGGCAATCGCTTGGTCGCGGCGTTGCTCAATGAGGATGTCTGCGTCATCTGCTACGTCGGCCATCAGAAGCCCTCCTTGCCGCGCTGTGATTCCCAGTCGAACTTCACCGCAATGCCGCCGCCTTCGCGCAAACGATCGACACAGCGATCACCCAGCGCGCCAGGCAACTCTTCGGCCTTCAGGTTGGAAACGATGATGGTCGGGCGCTGCTGCTCGTAGCGGCCGTTGATGATGGTGAACAAGGTGGCCAACTCGAAGTCGCTCGGCTTTTCCTTCGTGGCGCCGATCTCGTCGAGGATCAGCAGCGACGGCTTGATCATGCTGGCGAAGATCTGGCTTTCACTCTGCTCGCTGGTTTTGTCGTAGGTGCCGCGGATCGCTTGGAGCAAACCACCGACAGTGCGATACACCGCCGTGGCGTTGCTGGTGCTCATGATTTGGTTGGCGATGGATACGGCCAGATGCGTCTTGCCGGTCCCGGGCTTCCCCAGCAGCAACAGACAGCGACCAGTCTCGAAGATCTCCGGGAAGACATCGGCATACTTGCGGCAGATGCGCAGGGCCTCCTTCTGCTCGGCAGTCTTGGCGACGTACCCGTCAAAGGTCTTGCCGGTGAAGCGCTTTGGAATCAGTGCAGCACCGAGCTTTTCAGCCATGCGCATCCGCTCCAGCATCGCGTCTTGATCCTGCTTGCGCGCCTCTTCCTCTTCGTTGCGAATACGGCTGCACTCAGGGCAACCGGTCTTGAACTCCTTGCCGAAAATCACGTTGATTTTTTGGCTGAAGGGGCCGTGGTCTTCGCACATGGCAGGCTGGGCGTGAGGCTCGGCTACAGCGACCGAAGGCATTGCAACAACGTTTTCAGAACGCATAGGTTCCATCCTCCCGCTGGGTCAGGCCAGCGGAGTAGTCGCGACTGTCGAAGCCGGTATGACGCGATTGGGGGAATGGGTGGACGTTGCTTGGCGCAGCAGAAATCTCGTCTTCCCAGCGCTTGCCGTTGAGCCAGGTGGTCGGCATGGGGATGTACTTGCCGCCGTCCTTGAGCCAATCAGTGGATACGACTTGAGCGGACAGCCCTTTGGCGATCAGGGCGAACAGGTCGTTAGTGACCTTGAGTTTCGCCCATGCCTTCTGCGCCTTGGCCTTGTCCTGTTTCCGAGGGTAAAGCGCCCAGAACTTCGGGAAGAGATCCTCCCCCGCAGGGGGTAGGGGGTGTTCTTTTATATTCTTATCTGTATCTGTATCTATATGGTTGCCATTCCGTTGCAACGGATCGTCAACGGTCGTTGAACGTTCGTTGAGTTCCTGTTGTTTTTTGAGCGCTTTTGCCTTCGCGGAGGCCTTTCCTGCGTTAGAGGCGGTGACGACCTTGCTATTCACTGCCTCAAGGTCAGCCTCAACACGGAAGTGAGCCCAGTGAGTTTCTGTGATGTGAAAGAACTCGCTCAACGTCTCGGCAACGGAATGCCAACGGTCGTTGGGAATACGTGCAACGGTGGCGAGCCGATCAATGCGCAGCGGCTTGCCGGTCTGCCAGTAGCTGAACAGCAGGAGCATGTATGCGCCATGCTCCTCAGCAGTCAGGTGAGTGGTGTCCGCCAGATAGTCGGCAACGTAGAACTGCATGTACGGGAGCGCGGCCATCATTGAGCCTCCAGCTTGTACTGAGCCCATAGGCCGGCCACCCAGGTGACGCCCTTAGGGGTAAATTTGGTTTGATTGAAAGCGTGACCGCTATCGCTGGTGCCGGTCTTCACGTCGAAACGATCAGCATTTATGTGTTGGGCGTGGGCCTGCCATTCGCCTCCCATGCGGTACATGATTTTCTTGTCGAGCAAGAACTCGCGGAAACGAGCTTCATTGGCGCCGAGCAATTTGGCGGTCTGGCGAAAGCCCTTCAGGCCGGTTGATTCAACGTACCGATCTACAAACTCGACCTTTGGCGCGGCGATGATCAGGGCTTGGTTGGCGGCCTGTTGAAGTTCGAACTGCTCAGCCCAGGCGCGGGCCGCTGCGGCGGGATTGGAAAAGTCTGGCAGCGTGACGGACTGGCGTGACTCAAGCGCTTGCCACCGGTCTACCAGCGCAGCGGTGAACTCTGGGCTGAGCTGTGCAACGACTACGAAACTGTCGCGCTTGCTCACCTGGTATTGCTCGACGATCTGCTGCAGATGATTTTTAACTTCCACCAATGGTGGGAGTTGGATGGTTCCGCGTTCTGCAAGTCGTTCAATGGTCCGCTTCACACTATCGTGGCGCGAACCGACCAGCTCCGCGATTTCTAGGCTGGACATCGAAACCACTCGCGACACGTTTTCAGAGATAACGAAACGGGGGGCGGCATGGATGGATCGGGGATTGACATTGCTTTGTTCTGTACGCATTATTCACCTCAACTTGATGTAGCAATGAACCGGGCCGTGAACCCGGTTTTTTTGTGCCTGCTAAAGGACTTTTAAGCCCCTTCGAAGGCCCTCAAGGAGGGTCTCCGTCTACCCTTCTGAGGCCCTCTCTGAGGCCCTCTTTTGTACAAGCAGAAGAATTGGCGCCTTGCTTCTGCCAACGGCTGAAGTCGCTCCGCTCGCTATGCCAACAATCCCAAGCTCGTTTAACGCTTTCTCCAAACTCCATCCGTTTACCCGCATCAGTTGATCAATCTTTCGATTGGCCTCGGCTGACAATCGCGATCTTTCAAAAAGCATTCGGCCCTCCAGAGGGGCTTCAGCCCGCGATATCTTGTTCTTGGTCCTGCATGAGCTCTTCGATGGCACCGTTGGCTACTGCCCATTCGATGACTTCGTAGAGATACGTTGCGTGTTGACGGCGTGACTTGTTGGCGGCCTTGCGCAGGATTCGATCCAGCACCGGCTCGAAACGAACCTTCACTGGAATGTCCCGCTTTTGGTTTGGGTCCTGATACATGCTGGTATTTCCTATGTGGCTGGCGAGGTTGGTTAAGCGGCGATTGGGTAAAGATCGGGGCGAAGCTCATGGCGAGACACGCCAGTAGCTTGTTCGATAGGGATGGCCTGGCGAGCGGGAACACCTCTGACCTTCCAATAGGAAACGGCCATCGGGGTCACGCCCAAGAGTTCGGCCAAGGCTTTGCCGGTGCCTACGGCCAAAATTGCGCGTTCAAGAGGTGTAGGTTTCATAAACATTCCGCCGTCGGCGAGTAAACACGAGTCAACGATACGTTTATTTAATAAACAATGCAAGACGGGTAAACTTTGTGTTTATGACTACTGAACATTCAGGCGACCGCCTACGCCAATTCATGGACCAGCGAGGGCTTACTCCGAAAGGTGTTGCCAAGACGCTGAGCGTGACCCCTCAGGTTCTCAATAACTGGTTCCGCCGGGGTCTCCCCGCGCGCGCCATATACGATGCTGCGCAGATCCTTCTCGTTGACCAGCACTGGCTAACGACTGGACAGGCGCATCCATCCGGGATGGCGCTCGCTCCGATACCTCCTGAACCGAACGCCGAAATGCTTGGCCCTATAGATGTCTGGGATGACGACACGCCTCTCGATGACGACGAGGTCTATGTTCCGTTTCTCAAGGAGATTGAATTGTCAGCAGGGAGCGGCAGAACTGCGGTTCAGGAATCTTCCAATAGGAAGCTGAGATTTGGCCGTAACAGCCTGCGGAACAAGAACGTAGATCCCGCCTCCGCAAAATGCGTGACCGTTGCCGGAAACAGCATGGAGCCAGTCCTACGCAACGGAGCCACGGTGGCGGTCGACACCAGCAATACGCGCATTGTCGACGGAGACATGTACGCAATAGATCACGCTGGGCAGCTCCGAGTGAAGCAGGTCTATCGGTTACCAGGCGGAGGCATCCGACTCCGGAGTTTCAATCGAGATGAACACCCGGACGAGGAATACCCTCCTTCCCAGGTAGAAGCACAAGAGATCGTTATTCTCGGTCGCGTCTTCTGGTCCGGTGGGTTTCATTGAGCTGAATCGACCATAAGGAGGCGAAAATGGGAAAGGATCTAGGGTGGCTAATTATCGTTCTGATCATTGGGTTTGGGATAGGCAGGTATACCGCGCCCGACCCTAATGCAATTCCCACCTACGGAAAAACCGGACTCCCGAAAAATTGCCGAGCTGTGATCCAAACGAACTTGGATGCATGGGAGGCAAAGCAGTACTCCGCTGACGCTATTTTCTCTTCTATTGCCAGAAACTGCGGAGTCACCGGCCAATCTTGGGAGCAATAGCCCCTCCTCTCCCGCATTCCACCCAGCAAGCCCGCCACTGAGCGGGCTTTTTTGTGGGCGCAATAAACAAAATAAACAAAACGTGTTGACGGGTTTATAAACATGCTGTTTACTTGCATCAACGCCGCAGAAATACGGCAGCCCCTCAAAAGGGCCACACGACTGGTGAAGCCGCCAGATAGCCCGGGATCAGCGAAGTGATCTCCAAGCCTCCGGAAGGAGACCGACTTGAACCAAGTTCTTTAAGCAGAACGGAACCCACAGATTTACTGATGCCGATTCGATGAGTCGGCATTGGAAATCAACGGAGGGCACCAACATGAAAGCTCATTACTTCGCAAGCAAGAACAAGAAGGTCGTCATCCTCAGCACCGGCTTTGAGCCGGTCGGAACTGAGGTGGCTGTTAGCGGGAAAGCTGAGGCGCGCAAGATTGCAAGGCAGCACGGCGCCGAACCTCATAACTTCTGATGGGCAGCATCACTGAAGCGCCTTGGCCAACAGGGCGTTTCGGGATGTCAATCAAGAAGAGGAAAGACCATGAATGCCCTCGTAAGCCCGATATGTGATTCAGCAGTTGCGCGCCAAAACCTGCTTGGCGAAATAGATCGACTTGCAGATATTGTGCAGGACCTTGAAGGCCGCCTGCAGCAAGTGACAGTGCAGTCCGGAAGCATTGGCAGTACTTGCGCTCCTGGTGCGCCTACGCCGATGCGCAGCGTTTTCGCAGATGAAATCTACAACCGCGCAGAACGCATCAGCGGTATCAGTGACCGCCTGATCAATCTGCGTAATAGCCTCGACTTGTAACTAGTCAGCATCCTCCTGCGCATTCACTGAGTGCGCAGGAGGATGTGGACGAAGCAACACTCCTCGCAACGAGGCCACCTACATCACCTCACCGCTAACGCCACACCCAGTCGCTGCCTCCAGTAGAGGGCGACCGGATATCAGTTGGCTTCCTGCTGTTTCAGGCTGGCCATCTGGCTTTACAAATGCCTCTCACACCCCGGGAGGCATTCGAAAGCCAACGAACGGAGCAAGTGTGATGAATGATGATGCCAAGCCCCGGCGGGTCCGGGCAAGAATCACCAGAGTAGTGACCGAACTCGCCATTGTTGTTCTGGATCGACAGGGCAATGTCGAAGAATTCGAAGAGACGATTGAAGAGTATGAGTGCGGCGAGATCCTTGAGCTTCACGATATTCGATCTGTCATCACAACCTATTGACCCTCTCCGTGCACGTCTAGCCAGACGCAAATGGCCCGATATCTCCATGGTGATGGAGAGTGCATCGGAGTGTGATCTTCAGTCTCAGGCTCGACCCTTTGGGTGAATGTTGGGTTGCTCCAACGGAAACAAGGCCGAACGAGAGTTCCTGTTTGACTCAGGAAGCAGGCAAGCGTCGTGGAATGCGTAGCCTGAACAGCCCGGATAATCGACTGACCACAAGATCACACCCCAATGCAGGTACAGCTGCAACCATCCAAATAGGTGCCCACTGCCTTTCCAGTGAGAGAACAAGAGGAGACCCCATATATCCCGATGGGTCGGCATCCCTTCGGCTACCGCATTACCAGAGACGCCGAGCAGACAGATAAGTCTTGGTCAGGGCTTCCCATAAATTACCGGGAGGCGCGGCAGGTAGATTGCTAGATATTCAGCCAAGCCCTCCAGCAGGAGGCAAATATCCCCTCACGTAGGGAGGTCTGCGTGAGTGAGTAAAGCCCGATTTAGGTCGGGCTTTTTATTGGGCGATTGGAGGTGAGTGTGATGAGCATTGAATGGGATGGAACCGGCCCTCCCTCAGTTGGAGTGGTGTGTGAATACCGATCTGACAAGTGGCCTGAAGGCTTATGGGAGAAACGTACGGTTCGCTATGTCAGCGACTATCACGTGATAACGGCAGAAGAGGATGGGATTGAGCGAAGTGTCCCTGCCGCAATGGCCAAGTTCAGGCCAATCCGCACGCCAGAGCAAGCCGAGATGGAAGAGCGAGATCATGCATCTTTCGAGTTGGCCGGAATTATTGCTGGTCATGATCAGCACATCGCCGTTCGTGACATAGAGATGGCCAAGTACCTCTATGACATCGGCTATCGCAAGCAGGTGCAGCCATGAAACGCACAACCCCCTCACCCCGCAAGCCCCGCCCCGACGTCCACGACTGCGCCAAAGGCCGTATGCATGACCCTGTCGCCAAGAAGGTTGTTGTCACTATGCCGGGCGGGTATATCGCCTAGGAGATTGAGATGGAACTGAGTTTTGAAGTTAGCAGCTTGTCGGTCGAGCCGCATGGCCGAAACGGCGTTTATGCAACGGTCGAGGTTGAGGCCAGCGACATCATCGAACAGATGCTTGATGCAGATCGCCTCGAAGGAATAGACATCGATGTGGCTCTTGCATGGGTTCTGAAAAACGTCAACCACGATGACATCCTCGAAGCGATTGGCGAGAACAAGATTCACGAATTCCTGTCGCACGCCGAATAACCCCGCCACTCTGGAGGCGACATGAACGCAATAGCACTTGCTCAACGTGAATTCGATGAACGCCTGCCGCCTCCAGTGAGCGAAACGCCTCAGGAGATTGCGCGGGCCGAGTGGCTGTACAACGCCGCCGAGGATTTGCTGCGTGGTGTCAGCGTGACCTTCCAGCGCCGTATGCGCATAGCTCAGGGCGTGAGTGCCGATCAATTCGCACTGGCCGTCGACGAACACGTCAACAAGCGGCTGGCAGACTGTGAGGTCGAATCCTCGGCGCTGGGCTGGCTGGTCATCGCCGCCGAGCGCGGACAGACCGACAAGACCGCTACAGCCGAACTGCTGGGAAACAGCGATCACCCGCTGGGCATGCTTGGCGAGATCGCCGAATCCCTGCTCGCCCCGCTGGCCGAAGATGCGCTCCAGGCTCAGGCCGAGGACGATTTGCTATGACACCCAGCCCCCACATTCTCATCGACAACGACCTCGACGAACTCACCCACCCGGCCTGCCCTCCACTGTACGAAACCCTGGTACTGCGAAACATCACCAGGTTCTACACGGACAGCGCCATAACCCTTGAAGAGTTCGACCACTACTGTGAGCGCCTGAACAGGCTAGGGAGGAGTGCGGCATGACGATCATCGCAGGATCATTTGAAGGAATCGTTGAAGCCCTGAGAAATCGGGGCTTCGTGTTTCTGGTCGATGTGAAATGGATCGACCAGCCATGCAAGTTCGCGGGCCGGTGGACCTGCAAGGTGATGCCATGAAGCCGCGCCTTGCCACTCGCATCTACAGCCTCGAAGAACTCCTGCATCGCATCGATCTGGAGTACTGGAGAGTCCGCCACCACGGCCGCGAGCATTACACGTTCGTCCCGCTTCAATACTGGGGGAAATGACCATGAAGCTCGTCTACTGGATTTGCGTAGTCATGACTGTCTTCTGGTGGGGCATTTACGCAGAGATGCGCGAGATTCAGCGCGAGCAGATCAGCCTTCCTGTGGCGGTGGTGAGATGAACATCTCAATCGTACAAATCATCATTGAAGTCGACGGCCAGCTCTGTAACGCCAAGGTGCCGAAGGGCATGGAACACATGATCCTGAGCATTTTGCAGGCCAACGACGACGGCAAGATCGCAGCCGTGAAGCTGCCGCCATCATGGAAGAAGATCAGCCTGGCTGAGGCGGTGGCCGGTGACTAGCTACCAGAAAGCCAAACGCATCTACCTGTGGCGAGGCTCGGCCATCGTCCTCCTCGGCACGACCTTCGTCATGCTGCTCAGCGCCCTCGCCGACCGCATCACTTCGTAATTCACCCTCGCTGGGAGGGCCTTAACTGGATGGCCCAGACGCGCAAGGCGGCAAGAGCGCGATAGCACATCACCGCCAATCAGGGCACCTAGGAGCTGGTCCTTCACCTGGATGGCTTCTGTCTCGACAGCAAGAGGCCAACAGGCTAACCCAGACCGGGTGTGACCTGATAACCCTTCCCGCCTAACAACTCGAACTCATACGCCGCCTGCATGGCGGGGAGGATCTCTCCATGTCCGCGAATCAAGTTGCCGTCACCATCGACGACATCAGCGAAGTCAATGCCCCAGCCATCTACGTGAAGGACGGCCTGAAGCCGTTCCTGCAAGCGGTGAAGGAAGAGGTCGGCTCCCAGG